TAATTGTGTTGTTAAGTCTGTCATACTAGATTCCAATGTTTATCTGTTGATCCCCAAGCACTTGAAGCCTCGCTCCATGTAAGATTTCTACCGCCCACATCTGGACGAGGATTGAGAATAGCTGGATTATCTCTTACATCAGGTACTTTATTCTGAGGATGGTTCTTCAGATCGAACTGTCCTTCAAAGTCTTCTGGGCATACCAGCATCCCATAGCTATTCATTTGCATTACTCTATGTGGATATACAAACCCACATATGTCACACATAGCTAGAGCATTTTTATTACTAGCCACTATATATACCTTAGTCTAGGACGAAGATACATAGAAGCCCTTTCACGATCTTCCTCCATAGCTCTCATAAGAAGTTCTTCATAGTTTGCCTTCAACATCATGATCCTATTTTCAGGAACAAGAGGACGCTTCATTGCCATGTAATAGGCAAGACCGCAGGTCAAGCAAGGCAAAAATCTTTTAGGCAAGTCTGCATTTTGTATAGCAGATTTGTTCACGTCTTGAAGTTCAGATACAAGCTCTATCTTCAAAATGTCTGTAGAGTTATCGGGTAGGGGCCATAGAGACAGCACTGGGTTATCACGACCTCTACGAATAGAGTATTGATTAGGACGACCCTTCTGTGTCTTATTAGGTATAAGAAGATACTCTTCAGGAGTTATACGTTCAAGCTGTAAATCTGTATCATCTCTATTTATAACAACTTCTAGAGCATCTACAGTAGAAGAAGATAGAGAATAGTTAGCTACACTTGCAGATACAGTTACATTAGAAACAGAAGTACTCCAAAGAAGCACACCTCTGTTCTGCCAATCTTTAAGCATAAGGTTGATAGAGCGACGTGCAGAAGCAGGTTCATGACCAAGAGTATCTTCGCCCCCAATCATCTCCGTAGCTTCTTGTATAACCTCGTCTATATCAAGGTTAAAGTCATATGTACCTGAAACTGCCATTATGCTTTAGCCCTTTTTCTAGTTGTTTTCTTTTTAGCAAATGTTTTGACGTTAGTAGGTTTGCCACCAACACCTTGAGCTTTTGATCGCTTTCTTGCCACTGCGCTTTTTCTTTGTGAAGCAGTCATTTTATTAGCTGTGGCCCGTGGCACACACTTTGGATATTTTCTTTTGCTTGACTTTGTAGACGCACGTCCACAGGCTTGGAACTTGCCCTTAATTTTAGGCGCACCAATGTCCACCCAATCTCCTTTTGGGCCTTTTCCAAACCATTCTTTCAAGCTCATGCGTAAGTACCACCACGCTTCTTGTATGTCTTAACTAGCCAAGCATTGGCATAGGCGCTAGGATATACTTTAAACTTACGTTTAGCCTCTGCCTTTACTCTTGCATATAACGGTTTATTCTTTGGTGTAGGTGATTTACTTTTTGATTTTGACATTTGTACCTCTTGTTTTTCTTAGAGCCTCTTTACCTTTTTTAAATATAGAAGCTACTTGAGTTTTACCCATAACTTTGGCACGTTGTTCTCCTACAGTTAGTATCTGTATCTTACGGGCATAAGGTTTATTTATACGTTTAACCTTTGCTACTGTAGCCCTAGCATCTGCTGGAGTAGCAAACTTTATACCAACTGTATCTTTTGGATTTTCATCAGTATAAAGTCTGCGTCCAGAACCTTTAGGTTTTTTTCCTGTACCAACTTTAGGATCACGTTTTTTACGCATTACCTTGCACGGCCACCACGAGAGCGATATTTGGTCATCTTCATACCACCGCCACGCTGACGACGCACAGTACCACCTTTAGACTTGTACTTAGTCATTTTCATTCCACCACCACGTTGACGACGCACAGTACCACCTTTAGACTTGTACTTGGTCATCTTCATGCCGCCACCACGTTGGCGTCGAACAACACCGCCTTTAGACCTACTCTTCGTCCTCTTCATCTTCAATCTCCTCTGCATATAAGTTGTTAAAAGTAATATTAGGGTTCATATAAGTATTATCTATTTCTGCTGAGTGTATATATTGACTTGGTGCAAAGTCTGGCGCACCCTCACCTGTAACCCACAAAGCAGGGTTAGTTACTCTAACTCTATTATTAGGTAACGCCACAATGTTACCTGTAAATTCATCTGCATCTATAAGTTCTAATACATGTGATTGTTTATGCTGTGCAGGATCATCTGAAATATAGCTATCAGTATAATCTATGGTAAACATATAACGACCTGTGTAGAACTCTCCATTTATTTTACATATCCAAGGACTTGAAGATACTCTATCAAGAACAACTACAGCATGATTTCTGGAAGAACAGTCCCACGGTTGAGCAAAGTGTGTTGGCATTAGTTCCGGCCACTCATCTAACTCTGTGTCTGCAACCAAAGCGGCTATAGGCATTCTAGCCCACATTGCACCACCATGTATATTCTCTTCTTCATCACATCCAGTAAATACTACCTGAAAACTTAACGATCTATCTGGTATAGCATTTACTGCAAATGCTAATGCATGTAAATATTCTCCTTCATATTCTTCATGGTTACTAGTAAACTCTTTACGCACCCAACACTTAAAGTGTGGGATATTAGAAATTAAATAGGACATTTATTTGTTAGCATCTCCATCGTCTACGAGCTTGTCGGAGCCGACTGTTAGGGTTACGTGCAGCCTTTGGAAACTTTTTCATTTGTCCCGCCGATCTTGCACAATATGATTTACGTCTTGCGGCCCTTGCTTTAGTCCTTGGTTTACTTTCTGTTACGGCAGTCTTTAGTTTAGAACCGGGGTTCTGCTTGCGATATTTAGCTACACCCTTCTTAGTCATGCCAGCACCAGCCTTGGTGGGACGCTTCATGCCCCGACCAATAGTAATGCCTTTCATATTACTAGGCTTTCTTTTTCGCTTTACTGCCATATGTGTACCTAAATTTGTTTCTTATATATTTACATAGATCGTTGATATACTCTTGAAAGTCTTCGTAGTCATTCTTATCTGGTCTAGTTCCTGAAAAGTCAATAAGACTATAGTCATCGTATCCTTTTTCTACAGACTTATTATACCTTTCAAGAAACTCTTTAGTAACCATTAAATTAATTTACTAGAATATATAGCTTTTCCAAAACCTTTTTTAGCTTGCCCAACACCTCGCACAAATGGATTAATAACAGGTTTAGATTTTTTTATTGAAGGCGCTCCTTTTAAAGAAGCAAAATCATCATCAGGTGTTTTAGGTTTTGGAATTTTTTTAGACTTCATTAAGTCTTTTTTAATTGCCTTAACTTTTTTACCATAAGGTAATCGACCTAAAAGCGCCTCTTGTTTTAGTTTTCCATAAGTACGAGACATGATTAGTCTTCTACTTTAAAAGCTTTGCCTTGTTCGTAGTCTTCATCAACTACAACATCCTGTGGCGGTCCCTTAACTTGTGGTCCTTTACGTGCAGCGCCATAGCCCTGTCCAGTAGGACGACCTACGATCTCATCAAGATTATGAGGACGTTTAATTAGTGTATGCGGTCCCGGCATTTATTTTCTCCTTTTTACATTTCGTTTTTTTAATCGTTTGCTAGTTTTAGACTTACGTTTTCTAGAAGCTTTAGTAACTTGTTGTCTAACGCTAGACCGATTAATCATAGCTAGAATCTACAACCTGACCACCAGTCATTTTGTAGGTTATCTTGCCACCATATTTTTTTCTATTAGCACCTAGTATTTCAAAATCAGCACCACTAATCTTACCATCTTTATTAGCATCTAATTTTTTCTGACCACCAATTAATCCGCCTTCAGACATTTTATTAAGCTGTTCGTAATCAACTATCACACTTGCACCCGCATCACGTTGTTCTTGCATAGTAGGGCGTCGGGCTGGTTTTGCTTTTGGTCCGCTTATAGTTGGCACTTTAGAAGATGCAGGTTTTTTCTTAGGACGAGGAATTTTGTTTGCGGCACGACTAGCTCCACTAGCGAGACCGCTGCCGGTCAAATAACCACCTAATTCAGTAATAATATTATCATTCCTATTAGCCTTTTCTGAGCGTTGGTTAGCTCGTCGTGCTGCTGCATCTACATTCTTTTTAATAGTTGCTGTTCCAATACGACCTCTGGAAGAATGAGGTTTTGAACCTCCTCCTTTACGTTTATGTCTTTGTTTAACATCTGAGGTAGACGGATTTTTTACTTTTGACATTAACTTGCTCCTTGTATAACTGTGTTAGGTCCACCAGCAGGAGAACCAGCAACTGCCATGTCATCCGATCTGGTACGTCGTGCTTGATTTCTAAGTTGATCTATTGCTATCTGATACTGTTGTTGGAAGATAGGAAGAGTATTCCAATCTTTCATAAATATAGTTGCCTCCATCATGCATCCAGCAAAGAGAGCATCATAACAGTATTCACTAAAATAGTTTGTTGTTGTTACGCTAGTTCCCGTAGCAGAAGCAAGGGCAAGCGGCTGTGACTGTGATTCAACTTCTACTGTAATTACCGATACAGGTGTAGGCACAATACGAATAGAAGAATTGGTCCTTCGACTATAATACCGAGGCGTTCCAGTGGAAGCACTAACAGGCCAATAGTCACTTACATATTCATTTGTTCTTTGAAGAAGATTAGTCGTGCTTGTACCGCTGCTAACTACAAAGTTAACATTACGAACAATAAGAGTACGATCATTCAAAGAAACGGCACCAGCATTTCCAGCCGATACCGATATATTGGTATATTCGCTTAGACCTACATCATCTAAGTCTTTTACCAATCGAAACTCTGTTTTCTTTACAAAAGCAGATACCTGCGTAGAAAACTCCGTAGAGTCGTTCTCCGTTGTGTTAATCAGGTCTGTCTTTAAATAGTTAAAGTCAGGCATGACTAGCCAAGCATAGCAGTTAGAACTGAACCATCCGTAGGACCAGAAACACTGACCACACCAAATATAGCAACACCCATGTCACCAATATAGATATCAGATGCTTCGTTAGCTGCTACCTGAAACTTAATAGCCGTGCCTTCAGCAGTCTTATTTGTAATCTGCCGCTGACCTTTAATAGAAAAAGAACCAGCCGCAGATGCTACAGCATGAATAGCCATAATACGAGTAGTGCTAGGAATGTTGCTATCGGCAGTTCCATTGCTTCCTACAGTCGTATCGTCTTCTACATATTTAAGAACAGCATCGCCAGTAGCTATTGCAACTTTAATATTTGTAGCCATTTATCTCTCCTTGAGAAAGAAGAGAGAGTGGCCGAAGCCACCCTCCTTCATTTGCTGATTAACCAGCACTACCAACCCAGCTACGCCAATCTGACACACCGAAGCTGTAACGCTCCCGTGCTTTGAATCGGAGATTGCCAGTATCGAAGTCCGGCTCCATCTTGGTCTGAAGCGGCGACCGCACAAACATTTTTGTGCCGTTTGGTACGTCCGTTTTAACAAACCATGCATCCGTATCAGTAAAGCGACGGTTAATGTAGTAACCTTCAGGAACCATCCCCATGTGACGGGTTGCATTGATGGCGTTCGTGTTCGGATTAGCCTGTGCAGCACTCGTCTGAGTGTTACCGGGGCTAGAAAGAACACGATCCGCTACCGCCCAGTAATCAACTGGGATATGTAGAGAAACAGCACTTGCACCAATCAGAATACCACGATCATCTTTAATCTTCTGAATGGCAGTCAGCGCAGTTTCAAGAGTTGCTTCCGATAGGTCAGCCGCACCAAGAAGGTTGGACTGAAGACCATCAGAAATCGTCGGGTGAGAAGCTGAGAAGAATGCAGCACCATCACCAATGGTATCAGTGAAACCATTGTTGTAGATGTTAGCAGCCTTCACCTGCTTCGTGTTCGCCATTGCACGGGCAAGACCCCTTGCACGAAGTTTAGCGAACGTATCATAAAGATTGTCTTCCATCGCTTCTTCGGTGACAGCGAAGGCAAGCGCAACAGTTTCCGCCGTATAACGGGCCGTGTAGCTTTCCTGTGCGTCATCATAAGAAACCGATGCACCCTCTCCTTTAGTAGGAGCGGTGCCGAAACCCGTGAAGAGAACTTCTTCTTCAAAGGCACGATCAGAGTTTTCAATCTCGTAAAGAGGCTCATGTTCATTATTAACCTCTCCATACTCCATCCCAAAAACGGCGTTAAGACCGGGAAGGAGTTCTTTAGCAATACTAGCTCTATTAATAGCCATGATAAATCCTCCCTATTAAGCCGTTGACGCCGTAGCCGTTACAAAACGATCACGGTGATGGTTGAGCCATACTTCCACAATCGGGAATGCATCAGAGTCCTTTTCATCAGGGAACTGAGCTTTACCAATCACACGAACGGCAGCAGCGGCTTCTGTACCGGACGCACCGTCCAGATAGTAGCTTGACTGACCCGTAGTCGTGCTGCCAGAAGAGGCAGTAGAGCTAACGGTTACGTTGTAGTTTTTGACAATAGCCAACTCAGCCGCCGAAAGCGACAGAGAAGCCTGAATGTAATACGTCTGATCGGGATCAGTGATTACAAAGAATTTAATGTCCGTGGCACTAATGTCTCCCGGCCAAAAGCGGGAAAACTTCTGCTCTCCATTTTCAACATACTGACAACCCATAAAGACACCAGACGGCTTGAGCGTTGCAGCGATATACGGTGAAATCGTTGCAAAGTTCGCACCGGGAAGGACCACCGGATCACCGGTAAAGATCGCATTCGTAGGTGATTGGGCCTGACCCGTTGAGGTCAGAGTAATCATGTCGGTCACGGCTTCGTTATTGTAGCCGCCACCTTTTTTACGAGCAGGAATGAAACCACGAAATGCTTTAGTAGTAGACATGTTTCATCTCCTTAGTTATGGGAGGCTAGTCCTGAAAAGACGGTTGCCTTCCCTTTGTTGTAACAGAGCGACTTGTATTGGAAATAGGAAACCGTGAATCAGAGTTTTTCATCAACTGAGAGTTGACTGCTTCCATCTGATCATTAGATTTACCTTCATAATATTTCCTACGAGCCGCAACTTTTCCGGCTGGCATTTTAACCAAGGCTACATCTCCTCGACACACAGAGCCTTCATACCTGCCTTCATCCCTCACGAAGGATGTAAGAGCCATTTCAGGAACTTCATCTGGAGTTACAAACACCCACCCTGCTTGCATTTTTTTGCCAACATTCGTGATGTCATCTTTACCTTGAAGGGAGACTCGTATCCAACGTAGCGCCATACCCTCATTCTCAAAACGTGCTTGCACAGTTTCTGGAATGTCTAGAGCATTCGGCTCTTCAAAGGTCCATTCTTCTTCTCTAGTATTCTGTTCTCTCATACTCTCAGTACGTGATTCATTTCGTGTCATTTTTTCCTCCACGCTTACATGTTTATGTTAGTATATTCGCCATCAGCCGAAGTTACCTTCAGCTTCTCAGCGGCATACTGTTCAAGTGGGATACCCCATTTATTAGCAAGTCTTACGTCTTCTTTCGAGAGCTTGACTTTTTTTCCTGCGGACGGAGACGAGCGTGAAGCCCCCGATACCACTTGAGCAGGTTGTGACGTGCCTGAGTTACTTTGTCCCTCAGTTTCCTGCACACGGTCTGAAGCTTGACTAAAGGCCACTTCAAGGCGTCGGTCAATTTCTTCATAAAATTCTTCATCATTTGGATTATATCCTTGTTCTTTTAATTCTGCATCTAGCGCAAGAGCCGCTGCTGTTTTAACAGTATCCTGCCCAAACCACTGATTTCTTTCAGCCCACTCATTTGCTTTTGGATCATAAGCTGGTTGCTGCACTTGAGCAGACTGCGGTGTAACCTCTACCTGATCTTCTTTTTGTTTAAGTTTTTGAGCAAGATTATTTTTATAAGTTTGTACAGTTTTTAAATCTGCTTGAGCATTATTTAAAATTTCTTGAGCGTTAAGAACTTTTTCTTTATCTCCCTCTTCAAAAGCTTCCATATAAGCCTGTCGAGCAAGTTCAATATTTTGTGTTAGTTGTTTTTCATTAGCATCTAGACTGCGGGTTGCAATACTATCAACCTCATTATTTTTAACTTTTAAGTTTGTTTTAAGCTCTTCATTTTGTTTTATAAGCTCTTGAATTTGTTCTTCACGTTCTTTGCGTTGACGAATCAGTTGCCTAATTCTTTTTTCAGCGCCTTTAGTTTCAATGCCTTCTAGTTCTTTCGGCTGTTCAGTCTCAACCTTTTGTTCAGGCTGTTCTTCTACAACTTCTTCTTGTGCCTGTACTGGTTGCTGTTCTTCTTCTTCTTCTATTTCAAAATCAACTTCTTTTTTATCTTCAGAAACTTCAACAGTTTCCCATCCATCATTTTCGTTACTCATTTTACTCTCCGTTGTTAACGACACAAACGATTACGTTTATATTATTATATCACAAAAGTGCTAATTTCCCAAATCAACTAGAGCCTTTTCCTAAATTAAAAGTTGGATCAAGGTCTTTAGGTTCTTCTACTTTCATAATAATCTGATCATCAAACAAGAGTATTAGACGCACACCCTTGTAAAATAGTTTAGTTCCTGCATGTTTACCATAGCATACATAGTCACCTACATTACACCATGCTCCACCGGGGAACTTATCTTTATCCATATATGCCAAGTCTCCTAACGCTAGAACCTGTGCGACAGTGGTGAGATAGGACATATCATCTTTAGTTGAATCCGGTATAAGAATACCGCCTTTTGTAACACTCTTTACTGAAACGGGGCGCACTAAAACGTGAAATCCCGGTAGAGTGGGTAGTGGGCTGGGATCGGGGGCGTCATCCTCAGTTATCCACATATCATTTTTTAGTGCGCCACCTAAACCTACTTGTTGCATTGTTAGTCTTCGTCCTCCATGTATATCCGTTTTTTAATTATTTGTGTTAAATTATCTCTAGCCCACTCAAGACTGGAGATAGAACCAACAATCTGACGGTAATGCGGATAGTCTGCGGCAGACCCATTACCTAATGTTACTCTCAGATTATTAATCTCGTTGTTAAACTCAGTTATTACTTCGTCCCAAATGTCCATACTTAGTTGTAGATGGTGCTTTTGCGAGAAGGTTTAATTGGTTCCGGCGTTTTCCAAGAGTCATCTTCCCATTGGTTTAGCTCACTGCGAATGGCACGACCACCCGTGATATCTTGAGCATAGGCATCGCCATAACCTTTCTGAGTATCCTTTACATGAAAAGGATATCCTTTACCTTTCTTCATCATTGATCATCTCCTGTTGTTGTTGAACAGCCATCTGCACAAGAGCATTAAGAGCCTGTGCGTCCATATCTGTTTTTGTTTGCATTTCTTTATCAAGCATTTCTTTTACATTTTGTATAGCTTGTCGTTCGTCTTCTTTATTTAATTTAAACTCTTCAATCATTGCTTTGGTCATAAGCTCCATCTGTTTCAGTTTTTCTTTACTGGAACGATTGGCATCAGCATTATCACGTTTTAGATTATCAGCCGCTGTAGCTTTCATCATACCAATAATCTGTTCGTTTTCTTCTAATTCAAGTTTCTTATTCTTTAGTTCAAGCTCTGCTGCATTAGAGGCAGTATCAGCCTGAAGCTTTTGCTTCTCTAGCTCAACCTTGGCCTGTTCCAGAGCGACAAGCTGTTGTTCAGGAGATTGAGCCATACCTATAGCCTGATTGGCATTAAGCACTTGCTGCGCTGCCTGTGCCATAGCCATTTCGGCAGCAGCAGGATTATTCATTTGTTCTGGAGCCTGTTGCATCATTTGTTCAGCAATACCACTCATCTGTTCCTGATACTTCATTACAGAATGTTCTTGAATGTTAGCCTGAATAATTGGAGCAACACGTTCCATAATTGGGTTAGCACCGTTTATAGGGTCTTGCAAATAGGCCATCTTTACCTGTATGTGTGCATCATGGTTCTGACCGGGAAAGGCTGCAATCGGTACGCCTTTCGTCGCTGCCATAATATCAGATACCGGGTCCATTGGTTTAGGCTCAATCTTAGGCGGAAGTATCTCATCCGCATTAGGCATATTAGAAGCATTAAGAATTGTTCTATTTAGGGCTTCCAGATTAAACATACCCGGTGGTGATTGCTGCGCCATTTGCAGCGCCATATTTGCCATCATCATACGGTGTGCGTTGCTAGGAATGTTAGGATCAGATACTGGAATAATATCTATGCGACCATCAAAGTCTGATTTGAAAATGCTACGATCTTCATAAGGAACATCATACGGATACTCATCAGGAAGATAGTCATAGTCAATACGAGCAAGAATACGAAACTCATCTTTCTGAGATTTATGCACTCGTTTATGAATTGCTGTAAAGAACTTGCTGCTTGCTTCTAGCAGAGCCATAGTGGTGCCAACGGGTCCATAGGAGGCAGCATCAGAGATAACTTGCTCCGTGCTGTCCGCAAACTTCTGCCCAGCAGTAGCTACGAAATTCAGCATCTGGAATAGAGTAGAGGAAGGCTCCTTGTAGGGAAGGGGAATAATAGCCTTTGATAAATCTACGCCAGTTGCCTCAACCTCCTTGAACTCGCCGGGAGCAATAGGATCATTGTCGCCAACCATCCTGACTCCCTTGGCCTTAAATCCTCCCGGCAAATTGGCAAACTGTCCAGCATCTATGAGGGAACGCATAGCCGCCGTTGCACTCATTGTTAGATTGCCAAGGAAGTGAATAAGACCCAATCCATAAAAACCAAAGCCGGGAACAAATCTATAATGCACAAAATGATTTACTTTTTCTTTGTTCGGGTCATCTTGCTTATAGTTTCTACGAATACTTAGTACCTGTCTGGACTGCTGTTCAACAGTCACGATATAGGGACAGGCTTCATCTTCATCTTCATCTTCAATATTAAGATAGCAGTGCTGTTCCAGAAGAACATACTGTGGATCATGATCTGACATAGGAGACAAACCAATAATCGTATCCATCTTCTCGCTAAATGCTGTACTAGGATAAGAAGATGGATTACTAAGTTCAACATCTCCATATACACCAGCCCTCATATCTCTTTGTAGTTCTATAGGACTACGATAGATTACATGCGTATAGCGGTCTGCATTGGAAAGATCAGTTGCATAGTAAGACACATAAAACTGATCAATAGGAATAAACTCTGACTTAGGGCGTTTTACAGTGGCATCATAGTACAGCTTCTTGAATGCAGAACCGATTAGCGGTAGATGGAACAGCATCCTTTCAAACTCATCAAAGTATTCAGGCATCTGTTCCGTTACCTGATAGTTCATAAAGTTCTGTACACGATTAGCCTGTAGTTCTTTTTCTGGTGTAGACTTACCAAGTATACGAGCTTTTACAGGTCCATTGGCAGGAAACAACTCGCCAGATGCTTTAGACTGAAACTTAACTGCCGACTCAATCAGTAGAGGATGCACGGCAGTGCAAGCGCCATCGAAGGGTTCTGATCCCTGTTCAAGCTTTAGTCCTAGTAAATCAAAGCCACGCTCAAACATGGACTCCCACTCTGAACGAGAATCTTTATCAGCCTCAAAGTTTTCTATTACATTGTTGGCAATATCTACCAGATCATCTTCGTCCATGTCCTCTGCCATATTGCCATACCATTCAGCAATATCTTTAGAAGCTGCCATTTCAATGTTTTCAGAAAAATCTACAGTAACTCCACCATCATCATCAACTTCAAAAGTTGCGGCAAGTTCTTCATCTTCACTCATTAAAGGAACAACATTATTTTCTTGTTCCGGTATACGATCAAAAGGATTGCGTTCTGTTGCCATTATACTATCCTATTTGGTAGAAGTTGTGCTGCTACTTCAGGGCCATATATATCTGCAAGAATACTGAAGGTATCTGTTGCTGCCGTTCTGGTTACAGGCGGTCTAACAACTTCTGCTGCTGGTTGGGGAGCCACACTAGGTGTAGAAGGTATAGCTGGAGATAGAGGAATAAATTCATTACCATCTAAATCAACATCACCAAAACTTGCGGGTGCCTCTGGAGCAGAAAACAATCCTCCTTGTGATACCTCTTCTTCAAAGTCATCTATTATACCAGCATCATCTAAAGTAGAAAATGCTCCTTGTTGTGCTGTCTCTTCTTCAAAGTCATCTATTATACCAGCAGTATCTGGATCAGTTTCACCTCTAGCTGCCCTATTTGTTTCTCTTTGAGATGCTGCTAATTGATCAAAGTAATCACTTATTCCTTCTTTTAATCCTAAACTTGGAACATCCAAACCAAATTCCTTTTGTGCAATAGTAAGTGCCATTTTTGCAGGACTAGGATACATCTCTGCTAGAGTAACACCAAGTTCCGCAGCAGCCTTACCTACCTCAGTAGCGGCTGCTCCTAACGCTCCCGGTCCTCTATAGCTCATGGTCTGGGGACCATATGCAGGGTCTTGCATAAATCCCGGCTGTATTTGACTAGGATCAAGACCATATTTATCTGCTATACTTCTAGCAAGAGCTAAATCAGAAGCTCTGTTTTCTCTATCAACAGCATCTACATATCCTAAATTTACTTTACCAGTATAACCTATAAGACCTGCTGCTTCTAAAGCATCTAGTTCCGCAGACGGATCTAAAGCTGCTTGTGCTGCTTCTGGATTATCCACCGCATTTAGTCCTGCCGCACTCATTGCAGCATCTGCTTGGGCAGCGGCTGCTGCTGCTTCTTTAGCACTTAAACCGGGAGTGTCAGTAGATAAGGAGGTTGGATCATTAGGGTCTACAGCCGCACCTCCCTCGCCATTACCTTCACCGCCATCTTCACCAAAACAAAAATGTTTTTGCTCGTAGGGGTTCAGACCTAGAAACTCTAAGTTATCATAAATATTATATCTAGATTTTTTATAGCCATGTAACA